TTCTTATGAAAGATGGTATAAACTAAAAGACCATCCAGTGCAGTTAGAATTGGTTAATGCAGTACCTAACGGTGTGCGCTTCCCTTTAGTACCAGCAGGGCGAAGGTCGGGTAAGACCGAAAGGTTTAAGAGGTTTTTGTCAAAAACAGTAATGAGCAAAGGCGCAAGGGTAGGCAACTACTTTGCAGCCGCTCCTACACATAACCAAGCTAAAAAGATATTTTGGAATGATTTGAAGCTAATGACGTTCTCTAGCGTTCATAAAAACAAGCCGTCTGAAACAGATAACATTATCTTTATGCCTAACGGATGTAATATCCATGTTTTAGGGCTGGATAAGCCAGAAAGGTTTGAGGGTACTGAATGGGTTGGTGGTGGAATTGATGAGATTGCCAACGTAAAGAGTAAATGCGTAAATGAAAACATAATGCCTGCACTTGATACTGAAAACCCTACCTATGAAGGGTATCTTGCTTGGTGCTGGTTTTTAGGCGTGCCAGATGGTTTAAATCATTATTATGATATGTGTCAAGATGCAGAAAACGGCATAACAAAAGACGCTAAGGTTTATCACTGGAAATCGTCCGAGATATTATCAAAGAAAGTAATTGATGCAGCCAAGGCACGAATGAGTGCCAAGCAATTCAAACAGGAATATGAAGCAAGCTTTGAAACGGCAGGGGGGCGTATTTATGAAGATTATGGAAAAGACAATCTAACAACAGCCACCATACAAAAACATGAGCAACTAATATGGACGCATGACCAAAACTACACTCCTTTATCAAGTGCCATTATTGTTGAGAGAGAAGGTAAGATATTCATACTTGATGAAATTGTGCTTACTAGTGCAGTTTCACAGCAGTCAGCCATTGAGTTTGTTGAAAGATATAAGAACCATGAGAATAAGCACGTTATCATCTACGGTGACCCAAGCGGACAGAATGGCGAGAAACACGGTCAATCAAGCGATTATAAGAGCATGGAAGATGTGTTGCGCGATAACGGATGGAGATTTACAAGGAAGGTGGCAAGGTCGCACCCTGCAATCAAAGCGCGGCAAAATGCCGTAAGGGCAAAGATTAGAACAGCAAGCGGCGATGTTTATTTATATGTAAACCCTCAAAGAGCTGAATATGCACACAAAGGGTTATCAACCTGCCAGATTAAACAAGGGTCAACATTTCTTGAAGATGATAGTGATAAATATCAACATATTACAACGGCGATAGGGTATTATGTGCATGAGCGATATTATGCAAGACCAGAAACGCCGCGAATTATAGCGAGGTAAGAAGATGAAAGTTACAGCGGAGCATTTTAAGAGGTCAGAAAAGCTTGAAGAACAAGTAGAGCGCATTGAGTTCCTAGAGTATTCTTATATCGGGGGCAATGAATACATTGACAAGTATCTAACAAAGCACCCGAAAGAGACTAAAAAGAATCACGAGAAGCGGAAAAGTGAAGCTGTTTATATCAATTATTGCCGTCAGATTATCGACCTTTACAATCAATATGTATTCACCGAACGAGCAACTAGGGAGCTAAGCGGCATTGATACAGATAGGTACATAAATGATGCCGATTATATGCACTCAACGCATGAAGATGTTATCAGACAGGTTTCAAAAGTTGGAAGCGTGAAGGGCTTGTGTGGTGTTATTGTCGATAGACCTCAAGCAGACACCAAAACCAAAGCCGATGAGATTGCCCTTGATGTGCATGAATACTTAGCAATCTATGAGCCTGAGAGCATTTTAAGGGCTAAAGTAGAGCGTATTAATGGCAGACCTACCTTAACGCTGTTAATTCTTAAAGAAGATGACGACATCATCAAAGTATGGGAGCGTGACAACTGGCAGCTTGTAAAAAAGGTTGGTGAGAATGATGTTAAGGTAATTGGTGAGGGTAAAAACAATCTTGGCGTGATACCTTTTGTGCTGCACCGCAACAGGCGTAAGCTTGATGTTGAATGGTTTGGTGGTGCGTCTGATATTGACGACATTGCAGAAGCTAACCGTATGCTGTTTTATTTTGATTGCATGGCTATGGAAATCACAAGTAATACAGGCTTCGCCATGTTGTCAGGAAGCGCACAAGCGTTAACGCAACAAGCCTCAGCGAAAGGGGAAGGCGGCGCACCCGATGATACTATTGATGTCGGTACTCAAAGCTTCTTATCTCGTGAACAGGGTGACCCAGAGTATAAATATATCGAGCCTAACCATACATCATTACGTTACATTTTAGATTTGCGAAACAAGGTGTCAGATGAGATACGCAGGCTTGCAAGGGTGAATGTGAACGGTGCGCAAGGTGTCAAGTCAGGCGATGCGCTTGAGATTGAGTTTCAAGACCTTAATGCGATTTTGAGTGAAAAGGCTGCTATGCTTGAATCAACTGAAACACGCATTTTTGAACTGATTGCAAGATGGCAAGGGGTTAAGAATTATGAAATAAATATCAGCTATCCTCGCAAATTTGGAGTGCGTGAAATAGGTCGTGATATTGATAACGCTATCAAGGCGTTCACTATTGTTAACAGCGATAAATTCAAAAAAGAGAAATCAAAACAAATTGCAGCAATTATGACGAAAGACAGCAAGCCCGATGATGTGAAGGCAATCATGGATGATATTGAAGCGGCAAAGAAAGCAACGGCGGACATATTGAATGGCGGTTAAAATAACAGGGTTAAGCGCAATCAGTAAGAAGCTTGGCAAGCTTCCAAAGGTTGAGCCTTCTTTACTTGATAAAGTTGGCGCTTATGCCGTGCAAGCGATTATTGACAGAACACATAAGGGCGTTGATGTTGATGGTAGAAGGTTTAAGCCTTATACATCATCATATTTAGCGAGGCGTTCAAACGCTGGTAGAGGTGGTGGAATTGACCTTAACTACACAGGAAACATGCTTGCTGCCTTACGTTATCGTGCATTAGGTCGAAAGGTTGTAATAAACTTCGGCTCTAAAGATGAAATGTTAAAAGCTCACGGGCACCACTTTGGCAACCCTAAAAAGGGGCTTCCACGCCGTAGGTTTTTTGGTTTATCGAGGAAGGAAAGGAAGCATATTATGGAGATGTTGAAACGTGCTTAAAACATTAGACGATAGTTTAAAACGCCTTGAAGATGCTTTGGTCATCATTGACAAACGTATTGAAGCGTTGGTTGCGCGTCTTGCGTCTGATAATAATGGGCGTTTCATATCCGATAGCTTAAGCATCAAGCAGGCTGTGAACATTAGGAATGAGATTGCCAAGATTATGCTTGATTATGGCGCAGTTGTTAGGCTATCATCTAACGACTTTATTCAAGCGTCTCAAGCGGCTAGAGATAGTTTTAAGGGCGGCACGCTGTTCACTGAATCGGATGCTTTGGTTATTGATGCTATGAGCAATGCCGCAATTATTGAAATGATTGCATTAGGTGACGCTGCAACATCAAACATGAGTGATGCGGTGCTTCAGCTTGTGGCTAGTGGCGGTTCAAAAAGTGAGGCAATGCTTATTGTTCAACAGCTTACAATAGGCAATACCGCTAAGAATGGTAAGCCTTTGCTTCATTATGCCAAGACGATAACAGAAACGGCTTACATGGAAGTCAATGCTGTTTCAACACTAATGCTTGCTGAGAGGGTTAACATTGATAAGTTTAAATACAATGGTACTTTAATTGGAGGCTCAAGGTCATGGTGCAGGCAGCATGTAGGTAAAGTGTTCACACGCAAGGAAATTGAAGCATGGCGTGGAAAGAGTTGGTCAGGCAAAAAGTCAGGCGACCCATTTATTACAAGGGGCGGCTGGAATTGTAGGCACTGGTTTACGCCTTATTATGGCGAATAAAAGAGAAAGGAAGGTATGAAAACATGACAGATGAAGAAATTAAGGCAATGAAAGAAGACTTAAAGAACAAAATCGAAATCATTGATTCTTTAAGAAAAGAGAACGCAAAAACACGAAATAACAATAAGTCAGCAGAAGAAAAGCTTGCTGAATTGGAAGCCGAAAAGGAACGCCTGCAACGTGAGAAAGAGCAGGCTGAACTGGAAGCAAAGGGCAAATATGAAGAAGCTAGTGCCAAATTGCGTGAGGGCTTGACTGCTGAAAAACAAAAAGAAGCTGAACGTGCAGCACGTTTTGAGAAGATGTTTAAGGCTGAAAAGATTGATAGGGCACTAATCACTGCGGCTAGTGATACGGTCAGCCCAGAAACAGCAGCCATGCTCGCTAAAAAAAGGTTTCAATTTGATGTTGATGAAAAAGGCGAGGTTATCATTAAACAAGGTGACACGATTGCCACAACGGATGACGGCAAGCCTATGGATTTCACCGCTGTAATTGGTAAGATTAAAGAGAGCGACCCATACCTAGTGCCTTCAAACGGTGGTGGCAGCGGTTCAACAGGCGGCGCAGGCGGTGGCATTGATAGTGATGCAAAAGCAATGAATGAGCTTGCTGAATTGGCAGGGTTAAAATAACCGCTTGACAAATATTAGGTAATATGGTTATGATTGCGCCACCTTTGAAAGTCAGGAACTGGACAGGGTGGTTGCAAGACCCTATAACTTGATATGTTTTAAGTTTGGCAACTTATTCATACAGAGCAGGACTCTAACTTTAGCCACATTATGCAGTGATAAGAGCAGGACTCTTTAGCAGATGTAAAAATAAAGTTATTACGGAGTCCTATCATGGCAGTTTATACACTTGCGGAATTAAAAAAACGCGCACAAGATGAAATCACAAAGAAAGTCGTTGACAATATCATTGACGTAAATCCAATTAATAATGTACTACCGTACACACCATATAAAGGTACTGGTTTAATTGTAAACCGTGAGGGTACGCTTGGTGATGCTCAATTTTTGGCAATCGGTGGTACAATTACAGCAAAAGCCCCTACATCATACGTCCAGCAGACATACACATCAACTAAGTTGATTGGCGATGTTGAATCTGACGGTTTGGTTGAAGCACAGGGCGCAGGCGTTGAAGAATTGATGCAGCAGGTCAACCGCAAAGCTAAAGCGGTGGGTCGTTTGTTCCAACAAGGTATGGCTACAGGAACAGGAACTACGCCAAGCATGAACTCACTTCATACGCTTGTTGATGCTACCCAATACACAGCCGCAAACGCTGGTCAAGCACTATCATTCACGTTGCTGGATAATCTATTATCACTTGTAACGCTTGATGCGCCTGACTTCATTATGATGCCTAAGCGTACATTCTTAAATTATCGTGCATTGATGCGCTCGGCAAACATGGTTACACCTGACTACATCAAAGACCAATTTGGTGTGAATGGTATGTATGTTGCTGATTATGATGGTATCCCGGTATTCCGTAACGACTTCTTATCAGTTGCTGAAACTGCGAACGGTGCGGCATTAACAGGCGGTGCATTGACTTCAGTATATGCAGGCTGCTTTGATGACGGCTCTAAGTCGAAAGGTATCGCTGCTGTATATCCCGAGGCTTCAACTGCTGGTATCACTATTGAAAATATTGGTGCAAAAGAAGCTGAAGATGCTAAGATTATTCGTGTTAAACAATATACCAACCTTGCAAACTTTGGTATTAAAGGTTTGGCACGTTTACCTTCAATCACTAACTAATGGTAAGCCCTCTATAAAGGGGGCTTATTTCTTATTATAAGGAGTTTAAAGAATGGCAAAAGCAAAAACAATCAAAGTAAAATGTCCTACAGAGGTCATTTATTCACAAGAGGGTGAAACAGAGGTGCGTTATGGCATTGAGTTCACCCATGTTGTGAAAGGCAAAGTACACACGTTGGAAGCTGATGTTGATGTTGAGTTAGCACAGCCTCTAATTGATGTTGACAAATTGGTAGCTGTATAACCAATGGCTGCGTACGCGAATGACACAGACCTAAAAACATTCATACCTAATATATTAAAAAATGGTGTGTTGTCATTCGCTACTCAGTTACAACTTGCAAGCGATGATGTGCTTGAAATGATTAAAGTTAAATGGTGGGTCAATGCTGTTAGTTCACGTTATGCATTAAATCGTGAGACTACGGACTGGAGTACATACTTCCCTAAGTTTGATGAAACATTGTTGAACACAGCACAACTTAAAAACCTGACTTGTTATAGAGCATTACATAAATATATATGCCCTATGCCCACCAATGATGCGGATGATGCGGACGAATGGACAAGGAAAGAAGAACGATACAAGGCATATTTTGATGAAGAATGGAAAAAAATAACACAAATGCCATTGTACGATTTCAACCGTGACTCTGCGTTTTCAGATATTGAACGCCGCAAATCTAGCGGAATAAGGCTACAACGTGCGTGAGTTAGCTATTCAAGCGGTTATAGACCTTTTAAATGCTATGCCAGAGGTCGCTAAGGTGCTGCGTACTGATACGGTTACCAAGATTGCTAGAACTGCGTTCCCTGCTGTTATCGTGTTGGACGATGGCAATGAGACGCGAAACCCTAAAACAAGCGGCATGGCAGATGTTTTCTTTACCTTGTATTTAAAAGGTGCGGTTATTGGTAAAGACCAAAGTAAGGCGATGAATAGCTTAGACAAGGCAATCAAAGCGGCTATTTATGCAGATTTAACATTAGGTGGCACGGTGGCTAACGTAAAGATTTTGCCACGCGAGCAAACTGATTTAGATGGTGGCGAAACATTAGCCACATTTATACGACCGATTGAGATTTATTATGAAGCAAACGAGGCGAACGGAGATTAGTTATGAGTATTGAAAAGGGTGTATTATTATTTAAAGATGAAGCAACTAAAGGCGTTGATTCCGTACCAACAGCTTCCAATGCTGTTTGGATTAATAGCTTAAAGATTAACGCAAATCCTGAGGTTATAGCTAACGACCCTGTATCACAAAGTAAGGGTGCAGGTCGCTCGGTTCGTGGTGACAGTACGATTAGTGTAGAAGCTGCATTGTCATTAAGGGGTAGCGGAACTGCTGGCACCGCACCTAACGCGGCTTCATTGTTAAAGG